CAAGGCACGGAGGTTGGACATGCCCATGCGCAAGGCGCCGGATAAGCCGCGCAAGAACGCCCCCGAGCCGATGTTTCACCCGAAACCTCTAGTCTGGGCATTGGCGGGTAACCGGCCGCAAGTAAAGCCCCAAAGGGGGCAGGTAACGCTGATGGAACTAAACCGCACGACCTGCCGCTATCCGTTCGGCGACCGGCCGCCGTACTGGTTCTGTGGCCAGGTGGTACGCGAAGCACAGTCGTACTGCGAGCATCACTGCGGCATCGTGTATGGCCGTACCTGGGGAGCCCGATGACCGACATGAGCAATTTTCTCCGCTACGGCTGGCCGCGCTGGTGGCTGATCCGCATTCCAGACTGGATGCTCGGCGAATGGGCGACCGAACGGCTGAACGATTGGCTCTATCCGTCCGACTTGTCGGTCCACATCGATAGGGAGCAAACGTGAGATGGCCGACGATCTGTCGTGGATTGACCACCCGGCAAACCTCCGCGCTAACGCCGTTCTGCTGCGCGCTGTCGCAGATCAGTCGCTGTTGCACGCCGACGAGATTGAGCGGCTGCGCGGTATGCTAGACAACGTCATGAGCGTCAGGCGGCATCGCGGAGGCACCATGACTGACATCGTAGAGCGGCTGCGCGCCGCTGATGATAGAGCGAACCGTCATGTCCCAGTCGAGGACGTGACCATTCTGCGCGAGGCCGCCGACGAGATCGAGCGGCTGCGCAAGGCGCTGCAAGAAATTGCTGATCTGCGGTACGACAACACATCAGCCGCTACAATTGCACAGGAGACGCTGCGATGACTGACATCGTAGAGCGGCTGCGCGGTAGACCTGCACCCGGCGATCATTGCAGTAAGCTGATTGCAGAGGCTGCCGACGAGATCGAGCGGCTGACCGGCCTAGTGACGCTTGCCACAGATCGCATCAAAAAGATCACCACCGACAAAGGCGCCGAAATCGAGCGGCTGCGCGCGAAGCTTGCCGAATACGAGAACGTGCCGGTGCGACTACGCCACATCATGGCGACCGGCAAGATGCCACCGGATGACATGAAATGACCGACCTGACCGACCGCATGCGGACCTGCGCGGCGTATCTTTCCGTGCTGGACCCCTCCGACTGGAGTGACGAGGTCAAGGACGTGATGCGCGACGCTGCCAAGCTGCTGGTCGAGGCAGCGCACGAGATCGACATCCTGACCGGCCCGATCGACAGGGGCGATCCGATGGAGATCATCGAGCCAGCCGTGTTGGGAGTAGCCAAGCTCGACCCTGAAACCATGAAGCCGATCTCACCCGCGGTATGGGTGAGTGGCGGCGACACGCTGCCGGTGGCAAACCCGTATCGCGGGCGGCAGACCTGCCCGAAGTGCGACAGCCGCACGCAGAAAAAGGTCTACCGAACCATCGACCGTACCGTCATGCTGGTGTGCCCGGTCTGCGCGCATGAGTGGCAGTATCAACGATGATCGATGATTGGGCCGAAGACCACGCCAAGGGCGCGCATCAGGAGGAAATCGTCGCGCTGATGCGCAAGATCGAGCCGTGTATGCACGGCCACCAGCGCGCGATCATCATCATCACCCTGATCCGCTTGATGGCCGCCATGCTCGGCCCGGCGAGCAAGAAAACACGCGAGACCATGCTGCGCGAGATCCCGATCACCATCCGCAACATCCTGAACGAAATGGATCGGATGATCCGCAACAGTGGATAGCATGAAAGCCGCCGATTACCGCAAGCGTACGACCAGCGAGCACAGCCTGCAGACCATGGTGCTGGAGCACTTGCGGCTGCGCGCTGTTGCGGACTCGTTTGTGTTCGCCATTCCCAATGCGGGCATGCGCTCGTTTGCGGTGGCGTCGCGCATGAAGGCGGAGGGCATGACGGCCGGCGTGGCGGACCTGTGCGTGATGTTGTCGGGCGGACGGGTGATCTGGCTCGAGCTAAAGACCGCCAAGGGCCGTTTGAGCGATACCCAACACGGGTTCCGGGCAGTCTGCGATCGCCTAGGGCATCCTTACATTCTGGCGCGTTCACTTGATGAGGCGGTCGATGGATTGGCAGCAGCTGGAGCCCTGAAATGAACAACCCGTTCGAGGCCGTGAGTGCACGCCAAACCACCGCCTACACCAAAGCGCGCTTGCGCACGGCCGAAAAGCGCGCCGCCAAGGCGCCGATGAAGCTCACTGAACAAGAGCAAAAGCAAAAAGATGATGCCCGCCAGGTTCGGCTATATCGACGTTGGAAACGCGGCCAGATACGTGAATTCCGCCAACGTAATCCACAAGTTTTTCGCGACCTCCGGCGGTTATTGCGCAAGACGACACTGTACAATTCCGAGCTTCTACTACGGTTTTCCCGTTATCATCTACGCCAACTCAAGAGCCATGCCGATCGTTCGATCGCGCTCAACATGATCGGGTGGGCCATTGCTCGGTTGCGCATTCGTAACGGCTATCCGCCGTTCGATGACAGCTTGCCGGGAGAAGACCCGACCGTGTTTGAGATCATTCGCGCCGAACTCGATTGCTTCAGCATGCCAAAGGACAATTCATGGGCCTGATCTCCGACACGCTTGACCGCTACGCCGCAACCAGGGCCAAGACCTTCAGCGGTGACCGTTCGCAGACGCTCGGCGCTTCCGAGGTCGGCCAGTGTGCGCGCAAAATGTTCTGGCTCAAGAACGAAGACGATCCGACATTGGCCGCCAAGCGCGACCCGGATTATGTCGACACTTGGGGCGCGTGGATGCGCGGCATTGTCTACGAAGATCATTTCTGGGTTCCGGCAATGCGTGCGCGGTTCAAAGACCGCTTGATGTTTGCCGGCGAGGAACAGGACACGCTGTCGAGCGGGTTTTTATCGGCAACCCCGGACGGCATGATCACCAAGCTGACGCCGGCCGAAAAGAAAGAGATCGGAACGCAGGCCGACTGCGTGCTGGTCGAGTGCAAGACTGCCGACCCGCGCACCAACCTGGCTGAGGCCAAGCCGGCCAACGTGTTCCAGACACACGTGCAGATGGGCCTGATGCGGGAGTGCACAAAGTACCAGCCGGATCACGCGATCATCAGCTACACCGACACGTCGTTCTGGAATGAGGTGAAGGAATTCGTCGTCACGTTCGACCCGCAAATTTATGCGGTTGCCCAGGAACGTGCGCGGATGGTCATGACGGCGACGAGTGTCAACGAAACCAAGCCCGAGGGCTGGTTCGCGGGTGGAGCCGAATGCCGCTGGTGTCCGTTCACGATCGCTTGCGGCATCGAACGGCGTAACCTGCCATTTGCCGACGAACAAGTAGACGAGCAATTCAAAGCCGAAATGTACGATATGGCGCTTGACTACAAGAAAATAGAGCGCAAGCGCGATCTCAGTGAAACCGAACTACGTGTGCAACAAAACGCGATCAAGGAACGCCTGCGCGACAAGGGCGTGCGCAAGATCCCCGGTGTGTTGACCTGGAGCACGGTGAAAGGACGCGTCAGTTACGACAACAAGGCAATCCGCGAAGCGCTGCAGCAGCACGGCGTAGACATCGAGAAGTTCTCCACAGTGGGGGAAGCAACCGACCGGCTTGTCATCCAGATCGCCACGGAATAACCTGTGGTGGTGACCCAGCCGCGGCATGATGTCATGGCTGATTTTGAAACGAGGAAATGGAACATGAACGAGATTACAAAGCCAAATGGCGGCACAGTCGCCAAACCCTCCGACAACCCCTTCCAGACCTATGGCGACCAGGCGAACCAGCGCGCCATTGTCGGCAAGCTATTGAAGTTCTCCAAAGGCGAGTACACGGCCGGCGAGAGCAACGAAGAGGTTCCCGAAGGAACCCGGTTTGTCGTCAACATGAACGAGTTGCTGGTGGGTTGGGTACGCTGGGAAAGCAACCGCCCGAGCGATCACGTGATGGGGCGGGTCGCGGATGCTTTTCAGCCGCCGCGGCGCAATGAACTGGGCGACATGGACCAGAACAATTGGGAAGTCGACGCGACCGGGAAGCTGCGCGACCCGTGGCAGTTCACCAATTACCTGTTGCTCAAGGCGGTAGAGGCGAGCGACGAGCCCGGCGAGGATCTGTATACCTTTACTACCTCGAGCCGCGGCGGGCTGAACGCCGTCGGACTGTTGTGCAAGAAGTACGGCGCCGTGATCAAGCAGCGCCCGAAGGAATTCCCGGTGGTTGCGATTGGCGTCGGCGATTATCGGCACCCCGATTTCGGTAAGATCTTCTATCCGATCTTCGACATCGTGGGTTGGGCACCGCAGACGGTGTTCGATGAAACCCTACCGGCGGCAACCGCCGAGCCGGAAAAGCCGGCTCCCGCCAAGCCGATGCGGCAGGCACCAAAGGCCAACGCGCCCCGCTTCTGATACCGGCGAAATAAATCCGGCGCGCAGTGTGGTGCTGCGCGCCGGGTAGGCTACCGTCGCAAGTTCTCTGAAAACGAGCGAGGTACTTATGCAAGACGTAACAGATCATGCGTCAGTCGCAATCGCTTTCATCAAGCGATTGTTCCACGGTACGGAATTACCTGTTTACTTCTCCAGCCTGGCGAACGACCGCGACGACGCCTCGCAGCCGCGCGAGCAGCACGTGCACACGCGCATGCCCGAGGACGTCGAGCGGTTCGTGACCAAGTGGGACCGGCGCGGCCGGGGAATGTTCTTTTGCGTTGCAACATTGGAGCAGCGCAAGCGCAACAAGGACAATGCGCGGGAAATCGCATTCTTGTGGGCGGATCTCGACTTTAAAGGGATCGACAGCACGCAGGACGTAACGGCGGCACTGGCGCGGCTGCGCTATCCACCGAGCCTGATCGTGAAATCCGGTCACGGGCTACACTTGTACTGGCTGCTGAAGGAGCCGGCCGACGCCGTGGCCGAGCGCGAGCGGCTCGAGGCGGTGCTGCGGCTGCTGGCCGACCACGTCGCCGGCGACCTGCAGGTCTGCGAGGTGGCGCGGCTGATGCGCCTGCCCGGCACGCACAATACCAAGGGCGGCGAGTGGATCGAGGTTATCGCCATGGATACCGGCGGCGCCCGCCACACGCTGGAGGATCTAGAGGAATGGCTGGCCGAGGCCGCGCCAATCCTGCGGCGCAAGGCAGGTAGCGGGAGGGGGTTGGGTTTAGACCCTTCCGCCGACAGCCCCAATCCCAACCCCTTCCTGGCCGCGGCGCAGGCGCTCGGCTGGAAGCCGCCGGTGGACGTCGCAGCGCGGCTGTCGGCCATGTCCTACGGCGGAGCCGAGGACGCCGGGGTTCACGCCACGCAGCTGTCGGTATCGGCTTCGTTGCTCAATGCCGGCAACCCGATCGACGAGGTGGTGACCGTCCTGATGGATGCGACGGTGCGCGCCGCGGGCGATCTGGGGGCGCGCTGGAACTGGCGCAAGGAAGAAACGGCCATCCGGCGGATGTGTGCGACCTGGCTGGAAAAGCATCCGCAGCCGGCGAAGGGCGAGATCCCCCCTCGCCCGGGAGGGGGTTCACGCCCTTCCGAGGACGAGAACGATCGCGTCGTCGACCTTGGCGCGGCGCGTGCGGCGCGCAAGCCCAAGGGCCGCCCCAAGTCGACCGACACGCCCAGGCACGTCGTATTGGCTGAAAGCCTGCTCGATGTGCTGCTATCGCGTGGCGAAGTGCTGATGTTCACTAGCAAAGGTGCGTGGCGCTATACCGATGGCCTGTGGCGGCTGGAGTTGGACCTGTATCCCTGGCTGAACAGCCAGATCGAGGGTGGCGCGCGCGCGCTTGGCTGGGACAGCAATATCAAGCTGATCAACGAAACCCGCTCTTTCATCCTGCGCCATCCCGGCCTGTGGACCGAAATGCCCGATTTCGATGGGCATCGTTGCATCCCAACCAAGTCTGGGCTGGTCGATCCGCGCGATGGGCGACTAATTGGTCCCCTCCCCGACCAATTCGTCACTTGGCGGGTCGAAATCGACTACGACCCTGCCGCGCTGTGTCCGTTCTGGCTGCAGATGCTGAACGACGCACTGGCCGATCGCGCGCCGGACGTGCGGGCGCAGTATGTGGCGCTGGTGCAGGAGCTGCTCGGCGCCGGCCTGATCGATGCCCGGCCCAAGGCGCTGTCGCGCGCACTGGTGTTCTGGGGGCCGCCGGATAGCGGCAAGAGCGGGTTGCTCGACGTGCTGGGCGGACTGTTCGGCGACAACCTGAACACCACGCCGTTGTCGGCCGTGACCGGCGAGCACGGCACGATGAACTTCTTGCAGCGCCGGCCGTGGGTGCTGCACGAGGCGTTCGAACAGTCGCGCTGGCACGTGTCGTCGGTGGTCAAGTCGCTGATCTCGGGCGACGAGATCTCGGTCAACGTCAAGCGCGGGCCGTTTCTTTCGACGCGGATGCGTTCTCCGGTGTTCTGGGGAACAAACCATGCTCCGCAGTTTCAGGAGGCGACACAGGCGATCGTGGAACGGTTGGCGATCGTGGAGTGCTGCCAGCAATTCGACAAGGACAATCCGATCGGGGTGGCGCTGGCGGCGCGCCGGCGTGGGTTTGAGAAACCGTCCGAGTTGGTGCTCGCGGTGGAAAAACCCGGTCTGCTGGCCTGGGCGATCGAGGGTCTGCGACGGTGCCTTGAGCGCGGGCACTTCATCTTGCCGGCCGAGGCACTGGAAGTCGCCCACGAGGTGCATCTCGACAGCAATATCGTGGCCGGCTTTGTCGAGGACTGCTTGGATTTCACGCCGCAGGGTATGGTGTCGGTGCCGGACTTCGTCGCTGCTTTTTCGTCATGGTGGCACGAACACAAAGGCGAGGACCGCGGCGCACCGTCGGGTAAGCGGGTCGGTCGGGCACTACGCGCACTCGGTGAACAGCGCATTGCACAGGGCTCTGATCTGCGCACCAATACCAGACGCTATTATGCGGGGGTTAACCTCAACGCCGAAGGGCTTCGTTTCTGGCAGTACGCGGTGTCATCCGACACTTGGCTGTTTCAGGGAAAAAAGGCGAGTACAACTTCGGCTGATGGGTCTCCGAACGCGACGATCCCTTCCGACTGGAACGACAAGCCAGCGGTCATCAAGATGCGTCGAAAGCAGAATTTTGCTTCCCATCCTCGAAACGTCACGCCGCGTGACGAGTCTTCGAACGTCACCGCCATGTCACCCGATCGCGCACCGAGCTAACCCCCTGACCCAG